TGGTAAAGTAAAAAATCATCTTAAGACTCATCGAAAATCTTAAGAACTCTTCGTGTAGAAAATTATTTGTTGTGAAGGCCGAGATGGGGAAGAGGGTAGACCATCTGGATTGTTTTGTGTAGATAAAAACTCATAGCCGAAGGAGTTGGGGCTAGCTACTGCTGGAACCAGGATGAAAGGAGCAAAGACTTGATAACCTAGTCTTGCTACATCATCCACAGCTGCATAAATAGTAATATATACGCCAGCAGTTTCAACTTGACCTGCAAGCGCAACTTGTTGTGGAATAAAGACCATGAGATGACCCAAGTTTGTAGTGGGAGAAGATCTAACTAAATTAGAACCTGGTAGTGATTTTCCTGTAATATCACCAGTGAATCTATAAGGAGACATATTTGGAATCTCAACTTCTAATTCACAGGCACTTTCGGAAACTAAACCAGGTTCATCAGGATCTATTAAAGAAGCTAGTCCACTAGTAAAGTAATTTGGTTTTTCCTGGAGAACTGATTGACACGAATATTCTCGGTCTTGAACATTAGCTTGGTATTTTAAATTCTGGTACATTGAACGATTAGCTGCAATGGCATTAACGCCTGCGTTAGGAGTAGGTTCTTGAGCTAACCATACAACATCTGTTGATCCGGCAGGACCATAAGTACCAAAGTTTGGTGGTACATACCAAGCTGAAGCGCCTGAAGCGCCTTGTACTACTATTTTTAATCGAGCACCACCGGAAAAACCCAAATACATTGCTTGTAAGACTCTAAGCGTTGAAGCAGCGAAACTAGTATAAGAGGAACCTAAAACTTCAGGTTGCAACCTTATTCCTAGCAAATCTGCAACATCTATCTCAATTAATCCTTTTACTGCTGACAATTCTGGGTTTGTATATCTATTACGAAAAACTTTGTAGGGCCTTCTAAGGAAATCTCTGATGCTAACTATGGGTCTAAAGTCAATGGTTTGAAAAGGCTGTGAATGATCAGTTTGAGTAAAGTCTACTTCTTGTTGTTCGCTAGTTTGGATTGAAACTTTGGCATCAGATATTTCTCCTTGTGCTTGAAATTCAGGAAAATTGGGTTCATCTTGGGGATCTCTAGAAGTTGGAGGAACTGCCAGAACAAAAGGATAAGATATTCTGGCTGGGTTAGTGCTATATCCGTAAAACTCAAAATCTTCTCCTGCTGATATATACACGTTGAAACGGACTTCTGTGGGAACTGTTCCATTCGCTACTAATGGTTGTAGCAAATAAACATAATACATTCCCATTTGACTCATCATGTTATTCCATTCCAACGTACAGGGAAGTTGTTCTAGAGGAGACATAAACGGTATGTCTATTGTATGCACTTGTCCTCCAGCTGAAAATTCAAGCGTGTCTGTGAGTAAATTGGCGACGGAAGCAAACGAGGGATAGTCAGTTAAACCCTGTTTACGGATAGAGTAATCTTTTGCTACTAATAACTTACAAAAATGAAAATTTGTCATTACTGATTGAAAATGTAACTTAATTGAACCTCGCCAATATTTAGATAAATAATAAAGTGTTTGAAAAAGATTACTCCATCCTGATGTTGTAACGGAACTTCCGGAGAAAGGGTCCACGTAAAAACCAGTTAAAGACTGCTGAAAAGGTGACATAGGACGCGCCCAACACAATGTACCAGGGGTATCAGTCGTTTTAACAACGAAAGTACCCAACAATTGTGGTTTTGTTATAATTTCGCGAATAAGCATTTCATCTCGTTTGGTATCAAAAATAGCGTCTTTGCAAATTCTGTCAAAATCATAATAAGGGTCTAATTTCTCGTATTGTACTGGTTTATCAACAGAGTTGATATTTTGACGTGCTACTACGTGGGACTTGTGAACTAACTGTGGAACTCCTGGGGCATGGAGACCTGTATATTGCCTAATTGTTTGTCTAAATAAATCTAAAAAATCTCCGGTTGTATTTCTAGCTACCCCAAAAGTGGTGTCTATGGTCCTAGTTAAAATGGATTTGGCTTCCTGAATAAAACCCTGGGCGACTAGTGTAGGAGTTACGTAAGTAACATCAGTGTGAGGACCATAGAATTCCAAATCTAGAAATTCTGCGTGAAGAGAAACAGTCAAAGTGGTGGAACCGGAAGTGGGAGCAAAAAGGGCATTTAAAACGTAAAGAACGACTTGAGAATAATTAACTTCAGAAAATTGAGGACTTACTGTGGTTCGATCTACGTCACATTTCATTAACTTGGAATTGACATAGAAGGGTACTTCTAAAGAAACGGAAGTGGATTCGTTTGCTGATATAAAGACGTGGGGAGCGGCTAAAAGATTATTTATTGAGGATCCGGCACTGCCGAGTCCTGTACCCATTCCAATAGGAACGGCTGAACACAAAAGAGTACCCATATGCATGGGAGTGCCCGCTACTTGAATAAGTAATCTTAGTTTAGCTCTGTACAAAGTTGAAGCCTCAAAAGGAATTTTAGCTAGTTTGTTTATAAACAGATCATTTGGGATATTAATAACTGCAATTTTAGAACCCACTGTGGTAGAAGTTGCCCAGGAAGCGTAACCTATGAAAAAGGGTTTGTTTAAAATGCGCGAAAAGTCCATTTTAAGGACTGGAGGAACACAGCCTAATTGAGGTTTTGTTTCATACATAAAAGGAGGCTCAATTGCTGTTCTTGTTTTTAAAGTACTAAGAATATTTTCAGAGACTACTTCCATTGACTCAGTGTCGCGCATTGTGGTTTGTTGATTTTTATAAAAAAGTGTTGAATTTTGTATATTTTCTTGGGTTGTGGCTGTAGCATTATTTTTACGTTTAGGCTAAATACTACAATAAGTTAGCAATCACTAAACGATAATTTTTAAAATTTTTTCTAATTGTTCAGTGGCTGTCTATAAAAAATTATATAAAAATGACATTATAACCCTGTAATATACAATTAAAAAATTAAAAGGTATGAAAAAATAAAAGTAAATAAAATTATACAAAAATTGTGTTAGAAAAATAAAAATAAATAAAATTATAAGTATTTAAAAGAAGTTGTATAAAAATTGTAAGGAATTAAAAAATTAGAATCAGAATAAACTGAAAGCAAGTACTCCTTGGATAACTTAGTATAAGGGTAATTTCTAGCACTTAATCTCCTATATAAATCCTCCAAAAGAAAGTCTCGATCTTCATGTAAGAATAATTCTCGCTGAACAGCGTGAATCTTATCTCTCATTACTAAGTCGACACTTTCCTTTGTAAAATCTACATAAGAAAGAGTGTTAAAAATAACCCTTGTCTCCAGTGGACAAACTATACGTTGTAATAAATTATGATACACAAAACTTCTCTTCAAGAAAGTCAACTCTGACACTTCTTGAAAAGGAGTTTGAATGGGTTTTTTAAGTGAATCTGTAAAACCCATACCCAGTGATTCGAAACACTGTTTCATTGTTATTGCATTTAATGTATCAAAATTTCGATAAACAACATTAAGCTTGTCATCTCCGTAAACAAAATCGTCTACGTCTGTCCAAAAACCATCTAAAGTGGGGTTTTCGACATTTCTGAAGTACCAAATTGCTGTGTAAAGTTTGTTAACAATACTATTCATTATGGCAGTCAAATAACTACCTGACGGCATTGAATGAGTTGTCATGAACAGTTCATTGTTAACTACTACCAAAGAATTAGTTAGAGTACTGCAAAGTACTGCCAACAAATTTTTGTCTGATTCTAACGATTTCGATATAAAACTCTCAACTACTAATTGCTGTAGCTGGGAGTTCATCGATCCGTCCCAATTTTTAACGTCGCCTGCGAATGGTTTTCCTGCTGTGATATGTTTATACATCCAAGGCCAGTCAGTGACCGGATTACACCCTACCATGATTTTGTTCTGTTTCCTATTTGAAATAATATGTTCTACCATCCTACCAAAAAATTTTTTAACTAAAAACTGCTGAAGTAAAGTTCCTACCCTAAAACTACGTGGAACACCTTCTTTTTCATCGTTACGCAACTCGTCTTTCAAACACTCAGTCCAAATTAACTTTTTATAGTTAACTCCGGAATTTATGCTCTGCAAGAATTGTTGTATATCTGATGAAAACAAAGGTGTTATCTGTCCTAACTCGAAATTTATGTAATCTGTCTTTTCCTTACCGTAGTCGAAACCATTTGAAGAATCCTTATTTAAAGGGGCAAGTAAATTAGTACCCCTTACAACTTCTTCATCTGTTAAAACTCCAAATGGAGCTATCATGGAATCTAACACTAACTTACAAAAATCTAACTCTTTTGATGGAATTAAAACACAGGGACTAAATGATTTTTTGGCTACTGTTTTTAAAGTTTTGGAACCAAACTTCTGAAGATCTGCGGGAGAACGATCTACTGGATAAATGCCGAAAAGAGGGGAAATACCAATGTTGGTTTTTGAAGGGGAAATTGCGTGATACTGATTTGTGTCTAACTTAACTATACTACTCTGCGGAAAAATTTTATCTGAAATGTCTTCTTGTATTTGAATTAAAGGCTTGTTTTCTGTTAATAAATTATATAAAACTGTTCTATCTTCTAAATTCCAATACGACGCAACTCCAATATTGGATTTTGCATCACCCGCTACGTGAAAACCAAGAAGACCACTCTGGGGGCTAAAAATAACAGCACCACAAAGTCCTAAAGCTTGAACATCATATTTTAAAAAATGATCGTTTGTATAATGAGTACTATGATGTTTGCCGAACTTAAAATGATATGGCACTACTATTCCTAACTTTGATAGATTGTTAATTGTTATAAAACCTTTTCCTGAAATTAAATAAGTTTGTTTTGGGAGTGTGTTGTTGTCAGTTTTAAACCAATGAGATAAAGATTTGAAGGGAGTGGGGAAGTGTTTAGGTAATGAAAAAACAGCAAGATCAACGGCGTCGCGTCTATAAACCACATTTATTTGAGTATAATCAACTAAAATGTGGTTCAAAGAGCGACACTGATAAATCTTGACTGTCATTACATTCTTTGGGGCGAGATGGGAAGGAATTAAAAGTAATCTTTCTGACACTAACGCATGTGCCTTTGCAAGCACACCGTCTTCATCTAAAAGATCTATTTCAAAAACTCCTTTTCTAATTTTTTCTAAACTATTGTGATGTCCTGTTGTATCGGTGGAGAAAAAATCTCCCTGTCCTTCCAAGACGATACTACTTTCTTTGGGGACGCTAACTTTTGTTACAAACAAATAAACCGAAATTACTCCGATAACCAGACCTACAGCTATATAAATTCCTTGTAAATGAGAGAATTGTCCTGCACTAAAATTTGACATTATTTCTAATATCCAATTAGCACATTCAGTAAATTCACACATTAACAAATCTAATACAAACTGCGAAGCTAGCATCTTTGAAAAGCCGGTTTTAATTGTAGTAACCAACCCTTGTCCTTCCAAAAAATTCCTGGGGACTTCAGGTTGCTGGTTCGGTGAACTTTGTTGTAATGATTCAATTTTTTGAATGGGGGGTTGATGGAAGGTGTCGTTAACGTCTTGAAATTCTGGGGATTCTATTAACTCTGAAATTTTTTCTTGAATATCTTGAATTTGGGAAGGTGATAATCTTTGGTCTACGTTCATTTTTTCTTTTTGCATTTTGAAACCAGTCACAATAGCGCCAATCCAAGTAACTGCGTTGGTAATATTAGTAGAAAAATCTAAATCAGCATTGAAAGTAAAAGAAGGTTTAATGGTATAATTAAAATAAGAAGGAAAGGCTATTTCGAAAGATTTAGATAATAAATTAAAATGTTTAAAATAAATAATACCTGAAAGTTTGCTACCTACACGAGATACACATTTAAAATCAAAAACAAAACCGCGTCTCCAAAGAGCTTCTACATTATCAATACAGTCGCTCTTTGAAAGGCCTTGTAAATTAATAAAACGGTTAGTTGTAGCAAATATAGTGTGACTGTTGAAAAATTTGGTGTCTTTTAATTTGGCATCAGCGCAAGGCAAAGGCATTTTGACGCAGGAATGCATATTCATTATAGATCTCCATTGACTAGGACCTTCTTGTCCGACATCATCCATATAAAAAATTTCTTCATTATTGTATGAGTCGTAAAAATCTTTTCCTGAATCAATGGAGGGAACTATATGAGAATATGCACTCCAACCCAGCGCTTCAATAGTTTTAGTCATGAAAACGGATTTAAACAAACCAGGAGGACCATCAAATACAAAAAGATTTGGCTCTACTCTACTGGTTGATTGATAACTATTTACTATTTTAATAAAATTTTGCCATTTTATAATTATATTCTTGACACTACCTGCTCTTTGTATCCAATCTTGTAATCCTGCGCAATTTTGTACTTCGTTGTTTAATTGTAAAGCTGTTTCCCTAAATCCTGGCTGCATAAAATTTTTCTCATTTTTATGCGCTAATTCCATTACTCGTTCAATCTTTGATAGTATAATGTGCTTTTGTCCTACTTGTAAGTAATCGAAGCACCTACGAACAAAAGAGGAAACTTTCTCTGGAACTTTGATAGTCTCACAAACAAAAATTAAAAATCTTTCTAACTGGGTAAATAATGTATGTACTAACGTAAAGTCATCAAAAAATTTGGTATTAGAAAAAAGCGTTGCTGTCTTGATGACTTCTTTTAAAGCGTCGGGAAGATAAGTTGAAAGACCCGCGACAATCCATGTTTCTAATCCTTGAGCAGAAAAATGATCAACCAATGAATATATAGATAATAAAATATTTATTAATTGATCAATCCTCTTACCATGTACTAAATCTGCAAATCCTATCAACTCTAAAACTAACTTTGATAACAACAATACGAATCTCTTATTTATCTTACCTAACTTATCTTTAATGAGATTTATGGAGCCGAGTACCGAAGAAAATAAAGCCCCAACTCCACTTGTAATGTCTGTTAATCCTTGAGCATTCAAATAATTAAAATTCTTTTCTATAATTGCTCTCTTGCATTCTCCTATGACCCTTAACTTGTGATTTTTAAAAACATGGACTGGACCTTTCATTGCTGAAAACCTATCTCTAGAAACCTCTTTTAAATGTCCTGTTCGAACGTAAAATAAATTATAAATTGTTCCGTTGTTATTTCCATTTTCTTTGCATTTTTCGTTTTGTCTAATTAAAAAATTTTTATTTTGGGTTTGTTTTTTTGTGCTCGTTTCCATTTCTTGGCTGTGTTGAAGAAGAAACTCTGGAATTTTGTTCGCGTATTATTAATAAAAAATACAGGCTAATTTACTACTTATGTTGCATAAAATGCTACCTCTGTTACGGTATTATAACCTTCAGGAAGATAGTTTTATGAGCTAGTAAATTACCGATGGTAAATTTTAGAAATAAAGATGGAACCAAAGATTTACTCTTCTTTAAAAGTATTATTCACCATTATCATACTAATAATGACAAATAAATCAGGGCAATAAAAACAAAGACACTTAATATGATATTTCAATATCACAAATACACACATCAACGGTAGGACTGCTAGTTGAGCTTCAAGCCTAACTACCTCATGCGTATTCATTAATCTCCTTATCATATTAAATGTTATCCGATTGTGTTTCCAATATTAAAAGCTAATGTTTCAGAACCAGGGTTGGAAAAACCTCTCCATAAAAGACGAAACTAAAAAACAGAATAATCTGTAATTTAGTGTCGCCC